GCCGAGATTGTCCGGCTGTCCTGCCTCTATGAGCCAGTCGGAGAACGGCGGACGGTGGAAGTCGAAGCCTGTCTTCCAGTCATCCCCAACCTGCTTGACGACACGTCCATATTCAGGAATGACATGTTTGCGCGGTATGAGCCTAACGCCACGATAGCAGGCGCATCCGTCGCCGTCCTGCACGATGTCTCCCAGCTCAATGAGCGAGTGTCCCCAGTATACGGAATCAAGCGCGAGACGACAGAGCTGCTTGAACCACGACTGGTCGAAGTAATGCAGTGCCTCTTTGTTTTCATTTTCTTTGGCGTCTATAATCTTGAATGTTCTTGCCATGACAAAGCCCTGCCGCTGCCTGACGCATCCGGAAAGATGTGCATCCACCTCGGTATCGCGATAGATGTCGTAGAGCCTCTGGCGGTTGGGTTCATCAACGTTTATGGCGAGCTGCCATGCCCTGCGCCAATCGGCAATGTCCTTACGTGTAAGTGCGTCTGTAGTCTGCTGTAGCGTCATCACGACATGTTTCATTCGTTTACGGTCATCTTCCTTGGCAAGGTTGAAACTGCCATAGGGCGTGTGAAGGACGTTCGCTCCGGAGCGTCCTGTCAGAGAGCTGAAAAATCTTTTTATATCCATTACCAGTTATGTCTTAAAGGTTTCTGTGAGTGAAAGACGCTCCCGCTACCGGAGGGCTCCCCTGTCGCATCCACGCATAGGGGCATGTCCGGCACAATCTTTCCAGCCTGTACGCCTTCCAGCCATTTCACGGCACGCTCGTAGCGTTCCTTGCGGATTTCACTGCCCATCTTCTGTGGCAAGGATGCCGTCATGTGGTACAATGCGATGTCGCACATATACATAACGATGAGTTTGTTGCGCTCGCCTTCTTCTGCTGCAAATGTCGCCTTGCAGTCGTAAACAGGGCGGAGGTAGCTTGAAATCTCCTCCTGCGCCTCGCTCTCGGCGTTGGCACGGTTTTCGGCAGAGGTCTGTGATACCGTTTTCAGGGCAGCCTCACCTATGACTACCCTGTAGTCTTCGTCTGTAATAAACATGAGTTACCTCCTTTTTATGTGGTTACATACAATGCCCGCTTTTCAATATCTGCTACCTTGACACCCTTACGGAAACGATGGGTGCGCACGAGGTGGCGAATATTCTGCTTGGGTACGACCTTGAGCCTGCCACCCATATTAAGCACATAATACTTCATTTTGAACAAGGCCGAGAGTTTGTCCGCCTTGCGGACTGCACGCTTGTATTTCCAAGCGAAAAAGATGTCTTTTATCAGTTTTATCATACTACCATGAATTTTTGGCGGTCGGCCGTTTGCCGAACACCGGTTGAAAACTTTCCTGTCTTGCGTTGCGCTGCAGGATCCAAATAGCCCCCTCGTCAGCGTCCGGCGCATCGTCGTGAACACGGCTGCCACGTTCGAGAGCGAGCGTCTGCTCTATGCCCACCTGCATATCGGGTGAGTCCTTGAGCTTCTCATTGTAGTAAACGTAGCCACGTTCCCACAGTGGGCTGACCGCCTCGATACGCTGTATCTTGTCGGGCTTCTTGCGCTTGTCGGGCATGATAGGGAGCTGGTATCCACGCAGGTTCCCCTCCAGGGCGAACTCGTCCAGAATGACGTCCTGCATGAAGTTCGCCTCCATGAAGAAGCGTATGGCTGCTTTGTCCCTCGTACGCTCGTAGAGGTCATAGAGCCACCGTACCATACCTCCGACCGTGTCCTGCCGTACATAACAGTCTATGAGATGCAGTTCGTTTCCGATCTTTCCCCACAGACGTGAAGCCTTGTAGTCGTTGGCAGTGGTTGATTTGAAAGACGGGTCGGTGTAGCACACCAGCATATCATACTTGCGGAGCGACGGCATGGGCTTGTATCTTATCCAGTCTGCCCGGAAGATGGTGCCGTCTACGATGGGATTGTGCATCATCTCCTTCTCCCATGCGCGGTAGCCCACGAAGCTGCGGTACTCCTGCGCGTCTTCCTTGTTCCATTTCTCCTTCCATACGGGCTCCCCGTTCTTATCTATGGCCTGAACCTTTGATACGAACACGCCAGGCGTGGCTGCGATGTTTGCCAGTACGGAGGTCTTTGATATGAGGTTGCCCACCATAAGGAAACGTCCTCGCCCCACGTCGAGCGCACCGAAGAGAGCCTCCTTGACCCAGTCTGTGAGGTCGTGTACACGCTTCTCGTTACGGCAGAGCTCGTCATCGTCAAGGTCATCGATGACGATATAGTCTGGGCGTGCCTCACGCTCACGCAGTCCACGTGGCGACTGCCCACGTCCTACAGCAAGGAATTTCACACCAGAGGCGGTCTTGAACTCCCCCGCCGTCCACAGCCCGAGGTTCTTCTGCTGCCCGAAGTCGGCGATGATGCGCTGATTATATTCCAGCTCTGCCTGAATATCTCCGAGGAGTCGGTTGGCGCTGTCCTGCGACTTGCCTACAACGACCATGAAATTGATGAGCCGTTTTGGGCGGAGCATCAGCCACAGCGGCATGAAGATGTCGAAATGGGTGGATTTGGCGTGTCCTCTGGGCCACATGAAGACCGCCTTGAGGTTAGGCGTATCCATGACCTTGCGTGCAGCCTGATTGTGGAACGGCGCATTGTGTACCGTACGGATAACCTCTCCTGTTGTCTTGTCCCTCAATGTGAGAAAATGTGGAAAGTAGTACTCACAGAAGGCGGCATAGTTGGTGAGCAGTCTTTCCTTGCGCCTGTCTTTTTGGGCAGGTGTCTCGAAGGCAAGTGCCGTGGTGTCGGTAATGGACTGAATGCGCTTGCAATGCTCCTTCCACTGCTGGAAAGCCATTTTCTTTTCTGCTGCTGCCATCATACGCCTTCTACTTTAACTTCGCCATGAATAATGGCTGCACTCGGCACAGCCAAAACATGTTTTGTCTTTGCTCTCATTTGCATATTATTTGATCCCCATCTGTTCGGTGAGGTACATATCCTGAAACTTGTTGATGGTCTTGATGAGCTCCGGTGTTACGGAGGGGTCGATGGTGGCACGGTACTCCAGCCACTTAGAAAAAGCCATGAAAACCTCTATGGCATCTACGACATTGGCTTTCTTGTCGAGCTTTTCGATGACGGAGGAGAGCTTGGCGAGTTTGTCGCCCAGCCCTGCTATGAGCGAGGGGTCTTCCGACTGGTTTACCTCGGTAATGAGCTTGTCAATGGTGAGCAGCAGTTTGTTTACCAGCTCGGGTCGTGTTACGTTCTTTGCTGCACGTGCCTCTTTCCAGCCTTCCGCATTGCACCATTTGGATATGGTAACCCTTGAGACCTCAACTTTCTCCGCTATCTCGTTCTGCTCCATTCCTGCAAGGTAGAGAGAGCGTGCAAGGGATTTTTTCTTTTCTGTTTCTGCTTTTGTCATAAATCTGTTTGCAATAGTTTTTACAATAGCAGACGTTTGAAAACGCCTGCTTAGGAGTTTCGTTTTCACTGCAAAATTGCCTTATTTTATTGAGGTTTCAAAAAAAAGCCGCAGCCGCTTCGCAGAAGCGTGTGGTGGGTGCATACTTTTTTGGTAGTCAATGATTTATGCTGTAATATTGCACTTGAAAAATACGATTATCGGCTGCGCTCGGCATAGTAGGAACAAATTCCACTCTGCTCTCGCTTGCACGACAATTGCACTTGAAAATAGAATATTAAACGCAAATGGGAAAGCGAGTAAGAATATCAAATGACAGCCTGAACAGCTACGGGTTCAGAGTGCTAACGAGCGGCATGGACGTGTCGCAGTATAACCGTAACCCCGTACTGCTCTATATGCACGAGCGCGGCAATGTGGTGGGTTATGTGAAGGACTTGAAGGTGGAGAACAATGAGGTAACCGGTGAGCTGATGTTCGACTGTGCCTCGGAGCTTAGCCAACGCTGCAAGAAGCAGTTTGAGTTCGGTAGCCTAAGAATGGTGAGTGCCGGTCTGGATATATTGGAAACGAGCGAGGATGCGAGCGTGCTTGTACAGGGGCAGACACGTCCCACCATCACCAAGAGCAAGCTATTTGAGGTAAGCGTTGCCGATGTTGGTGCGAACGACGATGCGATAGTGCTTCATAAAGACGGAAAGCAGATAACCCTCGGCAGGGACGGCGACTGCGACCTGCCGCTTTTGAACAATAATAACAAACAAAAAAAGACAGAAGAAATGGACAACAAGACCATTGCCCTACAATTAGGGCTGCCAGAAACGGCAACGGAGGCAGAGATTTCTGCAAAGCTAACAGAGCTGAACGCAGTTAAGGAACAGAACGCTTCTTTGATGAAGGAGAAGGACAAACTGACTTTGGAAAGTATTACTAATCTTGTAACGCATGCCATTGCGGACAAACGCCTTGAGGAGAAGGATAAGGACCAGTTTGTGGAACTGGGCAAGAAGATAGGTACGAAGGAACTGGAGAAGACCTTGAAGGCGATGCACCCAGCGGTGAAGCTGTCTTCCGTATTGGGACATCAGGGCGGCACTCCTACTGATGAGAAGAAGCTCACAAAACTGAGTGATGTGCCAGCTGAGCAAATTGCCACCTTGCGCTCGAAGAACCCTGAGGAATATAAACGCCTATACAAGGCGGAGTACGGCATCGAGTGCGAAATATAAAAAGTATAACCCTTAAAAATAGAATAGAAAATGAACAAACTCATGAAAACAGTTCTCGCACTACTATTCAATGCGATAGTAGGTGCCGTCATTGCTAAAATGCTTGGCTTGCCTGCCATGGTGGGTGCATTGACCCTCAACCTGGTGGCTGCTATGGTGGCTGCTATGCCAAAAGGCGCACTCCGCGCTGGAGTATTTACAGAGATATGGACGGGCGAGCTTGTTAAGGCTTTGCGCAGCGGCCTTGAGGGGTCATGGCTGGACGGAATGCCTGACCAGAGCTCTATAGTGAATAATGACGTGATCCACCTCGTAGACGTAGGTGTGGACCCTGACGTGCTTGTGAACAACACCACCTATCCCATACCACTTCAGGCATTAGATGATAAGGATATTGCCGTGAAGCTGGATAAGTTCCAGACGAAGGTTACTCCTATCACGGACGACGAACTCTATGCGGTGAGCTACGACAAGATGGCACGGGTGAAGGAAAGCCACGGCAATGCCATCAGCGACAGTAAATTCGCCAAAGCTGCCCATGCTTTGTGCGCTCAGAAGAACAGCGCCAAGACTCCCGTGCTGAGAACTACTGGTGAGCGCGATGCTGAAACGGGCCGACAGCGCCTAAGCCCTAATGACCTTGTGGAGATGAAGCGTGCGCTGGATAAGATGAAGGTGCCTTCGGACAACCGCCGCCTCGTGCTTTGTCCTGACCATGTGAACGACCTGCTGCTCGCCTCCCAGAACTTCCGTGAGCAGTACAACATCGACCGCAACACAGGTAAGGTGGGCAAGCTCTACGGCTTTGACATCTATGAGTATGCCAACACGCCGCTCTATACGCAGGCTGGCGTGAAGAAAGCACTTGGCGCAAACGCCGAGAAGGGCGAGTTTCAGTGTTCGTTCGCCTTCTACACTCCACGCGTGTTTAAGGCTACAGGCTCGACAAAGATGTATTACAGCGAGGCTTCGACCGACCCAGAATACCAGCGCAACAAGATAAACTTCCGCCATTACTTTATCTGTATGCCTAAAAAGGAAGACGCAGGCGTAGTGATGGCAAGCGGCTATAAGGAAAACGCATGATGAGCAAGCCTATGAAATATCTCGTCATCCATTGCACGGCAACCCCTGAGGGGCGTGAGGTGAGCTCGGCGGACATACGCCGCTGGCATACCTCTCCCCCGCCAGCTGGGCGTGGCTGGAAACAGGTGGGCTATACCGACATCTTCCACCTTGACGGTCGTGTGGAGCGACTGGTGAGGAACAACGAAGACGCACAGGTGGATGCTTGGGAGGTGACGAACGGTGCGGCAGGTTACAACAGTGTGAGCCGACACATCGTGTATGTGGGGGGCTGCGACAAAGCCATGAAGCCCAAGGACACGCGTACGGCAGCCCAGCGTGAGGCACTGAAGCGTTACGTTCTCGAGTTTCATAGCAGGTTTCCACAGATACGCATCGTGGGGCACCACGACCTGAACCCTGGCAAGGCATGTCCAGCGTTCGATGTGGCGTCATGGCTTGGTGAGATAGGCATACGGCAAACGTTTAATAAGCATTTATAACACAGAGCAATGGGAGACACGATATTTCAAATTCTACAATGGGCAATCCCATCGGGCGGTATCGGAGCCGCCATTGCCTGGATTGCAAACCGACGGCTCAGAACCGTCGAGGAGAAAAAAAAGATAGAGGATACTTACAAGCTGATGTACGACATGGTGAGTCGTGAGCTCATCAGTTTGCAGCAGCAAAACGAAACAAATTATGACAAAATTGAGAATCTTCGCACCGATGGCGACAAGATGCGACGAGCGCTTAACCGCCTCTCAAGGGCTATCGAAGCTATTCAGATATGCCCTCATCGCACTACTTGTCCTGTCAGCGTGGAGCTGTCGCTCGACCAAGACAATAACATGCCAAAGCCTGCACGAGGAAAGCATCAGGCAGCAAAGGGACAGCCTCACGGCGACGATCACGCAAACATGGCAGAAGCCAGTGAGAGTGCCCATGTCAAGGGTGGGTCTCAAGCTGACACTCGAGAGCATCAGGCAGCTGCCACCAGGAGCAGTGTACACGGCAAGGGAAAAACAGGCAGCTGTGAGGCTTCAAAGAAAAACAGCAACGGCGAATGAGCCTGAGCAAATCATCATTGAGGCACAATGCGACTCTCTGGAGCTGGTAGTGGCAAGTTACTCAAAGCGCATCATCACGCTGAAACGGCAGCTGAGTGAGGCAAAGAGTTTGAACAGCGAATTGAAGGAAACGACAAAAGAGCGTGTCTCGCCCAGCCTTAAAATGATAATCATCGCTTTTATCGTCGGGGTGGCGACCGGCATAGTATTAACCCTGTTAACAAGAAAGATATGGCAAAAAGTGTTTTAGACGGAACTGACCTCATCCTATCTATCGGTGGGAATGCACTCGGTTTCTCAACAGGCTGTAAGGTATCTACCTCTGCCGAAACGGGAGAGCGTGTAACCAAGGAGGCTTCAGGCGGTAAATGGAAAGAGAGCTACATAAAGAGTTTCTCAGAACAGATCACCGCCGATGGTGTGGTACTTACGGACGGAACAAAAGACGTTCCAAGTTATGACCAACTGAAAGATGCAATGCTCAAGGGTGAGCCTGTTGATAGTGCATACAATCTCCGTGACGGTGATAAACGTACAGGAAAAGCCAGCGGAGGATATAAGGGCAAGTATCTCATCACGTCATTGGACCTTGACGGTCAAGCTGGCGACGATGCGAAATATTCCATCACCTTGCAAAACTGCGGTGCGGTAACAAAGGTCGATGCTGGGCTGTCAGGTGAAATTAAGAAAAATTCGGAACATAATGAGCAGTTATAATGAACGAAAAGAAACTTAACAAGCTGAAGATTGCCGGCAAGGAATATCCCTGCCGTGTAACTATGGGAGCAATGGTACGCTTCAAGAATGAAGCAGGAAAGGACGTGAGTGAACTGAAGCAGACCGATATATCGGAACTGGTACTCTTCATCTTCTGCTGCGTGAAGAGTGCGTGCCATGCGGACAAAGTGGACTTCGAGATGGACTTTGAGATGTTTGCCGACTCATTGGAGCCAGGGAGTGTCAATTCCTTCTACGAGGATATGGCTGCCGCCTCACAAAAAAAAACGGAGAACCCGGTGGCAGGCAAGTAAGCATTGACGAATTGCTGGGAATAGCCTTGGGGTGCATCGGGATGGGTAGAGATGACTTTGAACGGTGTACCCCTTTTGAGTTTTACGAAGTATGGAACAGGTGGGGACAGCAACATAAGGACAGGGAACGCTCTGAATGGGAACGGGCAAGGGTGTTGGCAATGTTCTTTATCCAGCCATACGTAAAAAGTAAATTGACGGCACATGACGTTCTCCCCCTACCGTGGGACGAGGAAGACAGCAGTGTCAAGAGGGAGGAAATCAGTAAGGAAGAATTTAACAGGCGTTTCGAGGAAGCGAAACGGCGTAACGGACTAAAATAGCACAACCAAGATGGCAAAGGTAGTAGAATTTCAAATTAAGATAAAAGGTGTTGACGGCAATGTTTTGAAAAACCTGACCGTAGAGGCTACCGGGCTGGAAGACGCTTTGGCGCAGGTAGGCGATACTGCACGCAACACAGGCTCTCAGCTGAAGGAAATGGCGGCAAAGAGCATGGTGTTCGAGGGCGCAATGCGGTCTATAGAAACTCTCCGTGATATGGTAGGTGGTTTGGCAGCTCCTTTTAACAGCTTTGAAACGGCTATGCGCAGTGCTAACACGATGGCGGGCAAAAGCGGAGAGGACTTTGATGCGCTCTCTGATAAGATTGTCGGCTTGAGCAAGAATATACCATTAGCACGTGAGGAACTCGCTACTGGGCTATACCAGACTATATCGAACGGTGTACCCGAGGACAACTGGATAAGTTTTTTGGAGCAGTCGAGCAAGGCAGCTGTCGGCGGACTTGCGGATTTGGGTCAGACCGTAACCGTAACCTCGACCCTTATCAAGAACTATGGACTGAGCTGGGATCAGGCTGGGGCTATTCAGGATAAGATACAGATGACCGCCAAAAACGGTGTAACGAGCTTTGAGCAACTTGGTCAGGCTCTGCCCCGTGTCAGTGGAAGCGCCTCCCAGCTGGGAGTGTCTATGGACGAGCTTATGGCAGTCTTCGCAACCACGACTGGCGTTACCGGTAATACGGCAGAGGTCTCTACCCAGCTGTCTGCCGTTCTGAATGCGCTCATTAAACCGTCCGCAGAGGCGACAAAGGCAGCAGAGGCTATGGGCATAGGCTTCAATGCGGCAAGCGTACAGGCAGCAGGAGGACTTGAAAACTTCCTTTTAGGACTGGACGCAAGCATTAAGGAATATTCAGCCAAGACGGGGCAGCTTAGTGAAAACATCTATGGGCAGCTGTTCGGCAGTGCGGAGGCATTGCGACTGCTCGGCTCGCTGACAGGGGAGCAAAAGGACAAGTTCTCGGAAAACATAGGAGCAATGGCCGAGTCTGCTGGTACGATAGACGAAGCCTTCAACGAGATGTCAAGTACAGGGGACAGTGTAGGGCAAATGCTGAAGAACCAAGTACAGTCCATGCTCGACTGGGCGGGCTCTTTGGCCAGCACTTCCGCTCCTTATATAGAAATGATAGCTAATACAGGACTTGCCATGATGAGCATGGCGCAACTGAAAAACGGGTTGGTGACCGTCGTGGCAGGATTGAGGGCTGTTAAGATAGCAACGCTCGCTCAGGCGGCAGCCTCAAAGATAGCCGTAATAGCTTCCAATGCCTGGAAGATAGCACAGATAGCACTGAACTTCGTGCTGAGTGCCAACCCCATAGGTATCGTCATTATGGCGATAGCCGGGCTTGTAGCCATATTGGTGGCAGCCTATAACAACAGCGAGACTTTCCGTAATATCTGCGACCAAGTATGGGCTGTGGTGAAGGACTTGGCGTCCGCCGTGTGGGATTTCCTTGTAAAAGCCTTTGAGAAGGCAAGCGCCGTCATTAAGGAGGCGTGGGAATGGGTAAAGAAATTTTTTGGCATAGATGACAGCGGCCCGGCTCAACAGACAGCAGAAATAGAAAAGCATACCAAGGCACTGAAAGAGAACACAAAGGCAAAGACCGCAAACGCAAAGGCTGCACTCAAAGGAAATAAGGAGTTCAATTCCCCAATCAGCGATAGCGACAAAAAAGATAAAGACAAAAAGAGGAGCAAGATAAATTCACATTTTAGCGATAGCTACGAAAAAGAAAAAAACAAAAAGAAGATTAAGAAAGACACCGACCTATATGACGGCAAGAAACTCATAGCCAACGCCACGAGTTACAAAGAGCTTGGCAACAATATCCAGTATTACCAGAGCAAGCTCGAAAGTACAAAGGGAACTGAAACCAAAACCATCTCCCTTTACGCACAGAAGATAGCCCTGCTTCAGAAGCAGCAGGACGCCATCAGCCGTATTCAGGAAAAGGCTGCACGCCCTACGGAGATGAAAACTCTTGAGGACATTAACAACGAGATAAACTACCAGCAGGGGCTTAGGGAACGAGCCACAAAGTCGGAGCTTGCCGGAATAGATAAGGAGATACGGCGTTTGAATGACCTTAAAACGGCATTTGAACGCAATGCGCACATAGATGTCGGCATAGATAAGATAAGGACATACAAGCAGCTGGAGGAGGAAACACAGTACTACTCGGATTTGCTTAAAACCGCCACAGCGGAGGAACGCATCGAAATACAGAAGCAGATCAATGCACTGAATGACCTACGTAAGAAGTGGGACGATGCGCTGGAGGAGCTGAAAAAGCCTGAGGACATTTCAAGGCTGGACAGCATAGAGGAGCTGGACAACGCCATCAGCTACTATCAGTCAAAGCAGAAGAAGGCAAGCGCTTCGGAAATATCGGAAATAGAGCGCACCATTATGGCATTGGAGAAGAAGCGCAATGCTATGAAACAACTCACACGTATTCCAGAAATGCAGGAGGAGGTAGGCAAGCTTGACGGAATGAACGGTAGGGAGCTTACGCTGGAGGTGCGGGCAATAGGCTTAGATGGACTAAAGAAACGCATCAAAGAGTTGCAGGATATGCTCCAAGACACGAAGAACCCGATGGACGAAAGTCAGCGTGCCGAAGTGAACAAACTTGTGGGGAGCTATAAGAACTACCAGAAGATCCTTCAGAAGAGCAATGTAACGGTGGAAAAATCGTGGAGTTCTCTTAAAGGTATAGGTGGCGGTATCTCTTCACTGACAGATGCGCTTCAAGGCAATCGAGGTGCTTGGGAAACCATTATCAGTGTGGTGGACGCAGCTATAGAGATTTATCAAGGTATAAACTGCATTATAGCGATTATCAATGCGCTGACAACGGCAACAGCAACATCTAATGCCGTCGTGACTGCCAGTGGTGTGGCGACGACTACTGCGACGGCTGCCAAGGTTGCCGCTACTCCTGAAGAAGTTACAGCAGCCACCGCTTCCACTGTCGCAGTCAAAGTGCAGGCTATGGCATACAGGGAGCTTGCCGCTTCTGAGTTTATGGCAGCTCACGCCTATATACCATTTGCAGGTGCAGGTATCGCAGCCGGCTTTATCGCCGCGATGGAGGGAATTGTGGGTACTGTGGCCGTCACGCCTTTTGCCAACGGAGGTCTGGTGTATGGACCGACACTTGCCCTTATGGGAGAATATGGCGGAGCAAGCTCCAACCCTGAGGTAATAGCTCCGCTCGACAAGCTAAAATCTTTGATAGGCGATACAGGCGGCGGTTTCAGCGGCAGGCTTGAGGCAAGGCTTAAAGGACGCGACATCGTCATAGCCCTTGCCAACGAGACACGTATCAACAGGAGAAAGACAAACATAAGAATATAACAAACATGTATATACACGGACATTTCTATAGCGAGAAAAACGAGCGTATGGAAGTTCATATCCTTACGCAGGGCGACCGAACGAAAGAGGTGGAGATAGGTGCTAAGGGAAGCGGTATCAGCTGGACTGATGACCCCGTGGACATCACAAGCGAGGTAAGCGACACCTTTGACGTTCTGCTGCGGCATCAGGCGAGTGTGCGACTGCTGACAAAAAACTTCGTGCCAGACTTCTTCTGTGCCTCATGCAGGGATGCTGTGGTGAATATCTATCGTGAGGGGAAATGTCTGTTTGCTGGTTTCGTGGAACCACAGACCTATTCACAGGGTTACAACGAAGAAATGGATGAGATAGAGCTGAGCTGCATCGACGTGCTGACCGCACTGCAATATGCCAAGTACGGCAATATCGGGGCGCCTGGCGTGCTGTACGGCGTGGTGAAATTATCGGCAAGGCAGCGGACAATGCTTGACATCATCAAGGAGATAATGGGAGACATCACCACGGGGCTTGACATAAAGGGAGGGCATACCCTGCGCTACCTTTATGATGGTAGCAAAGCCGTGGACAGCCTGACGGAGAACCGACACGCTATATTGGGGCAGCTATCTATCAGTGAGCTGCTGCTGCTTGGCTCTGACGAGGACGAGGTGTGGCAACAGGACGAAGTGTTGGAGGAGATACTGAAGTACCTGAACCTGCATATCGTCCAAGAGGGTTTTACCTTCTACATATTCTCATGGGAGAGCGTGAAGGGGAACGAGAGCATATACTGGGGCGACATCGTCAGTGGCGAATGTATGTCGATGAACCGCCAAGTCGTGGACATCGCCACGAGGAATGTTACAGGGACAGATACGAAAATCAGCGTGGGTGAGGTATATAACCAGATATTGCTGACATGCAAGATAGAGAGCGTAGAGAGCGTTATCGAAAGCCCACTGGATAACGACCTATTGAAGAGTCCTTTCAGCAATAAGCAGAAATATATGACAGAATATAGCTCGGACGGTGAGGGGGACTCTGCACTCGAGGCCTTTGATGCCATCACGCATGGTAACCCGACGGATTATGGCAGTGCGAAGATTACAGACTGGTTCTTGCAGGTTATGAATAACTCCCAATGGACTTTTCCACGTAAGGGGAAAGGGGACTTGGTGGCTGAACTCTGCATGGATAAGAAAAACCAGCAGGCATTGCCCAATTTGTTGGCAAAGGAGCCAGGAGCTGCCATAGTGGCCTTAGGCAAGGTGGAACGGAAAAGTGCGGGTGCTGACAACTCGCCCATGCCGAAGGTGTCAATGACAAACTACCTCGTCGTGAGCGTGAACGGCAATGGCGAGGACGACGAGAGCAAGGTGTACCCGAACGAGGCAACATTGAAGGAGGGCATACCATGTGCGGTATACAATGGTAATACAACCGGTGGCGTATTCTCCCCTTCTGACGAGGAAACAACAAACTATATCGTGCTGAGTGGAAAGATATTGCTAAACCCGATAATGAAGGTAACGGATACTTTCAAGGCTATATACAACTACGAGAATACGCCTGACTATAATCCATCTTTGAGACCTCCTATCTATCATTGGTGGCATAAGACAGTGCCAAGCAGGGACAATGGCGATGGCAGGTACTACACGCAGCAATGGTGGAAGGCTGAGACACCACACGATGAGGTACGGTGGGACGAAGCCACTTTGCACGGACTGGTTCCCTTCACGGATACGGGACCAGAAGAGTATGAGTTTGAATTCAGTGCCATCGGCGACAGAAGCGACAAAATATCGAAGGTGGGCGTGCTGGCATGTATGCTGATAATCGGGGATAAGTGTGTGGTGGAGAAAGGGACTGCCGGACAGCCGAGCGACTTTGAATGGAGAAAATACAAGCCTTTGGATAAATGTGCAAACGAGGACGAATATTACCAGCAGTGTTTTACAATAGGCTTTGATCCGAAGATTGGCGACAAACTTATAGGTACTAAATTTGACCTGCAGAATAATATCAGCTGTGAGCTTGGTATTGATGCGGAGGGAATAGCTATCCCCATCAGGAAGAAGGACAGGGTAAACGGTCAGGTCAGGTTTATGATTTTAGGACCGGTAAACTCTACATGGGACGTGATAACACGCCGGCACCCAACATTCTTCCGTCATACGAAATGGGGCAGCAGCACTATCCCGCTGCTTGCGCATGTGAGCAGCATTTTCGTGGAGTCGTTCGAGGTAAAAGTGTACAGCGACAACGCATTGGTATGGGGCACAGGGGACAATAACATTATATATATGAGCGACACGAAAGAGCGGTTTGTGAACCGAAAAGACGATGTGGAGTTCAGAATAAACTCCGCATTAACCTCGAAGGAGAGCCGCTCATTGGGTGTTACTGACAGCGTAAAGATGAGTACGCCACTGAATACGGAAACGGAGGACGGTGTGCTGTCGGTGTACGACTACATACGCCAAAAAACAGGGAAGCCAGAGCAGTTCTATGTGGACAGTTACTATAAAGAATATCACGAGCCACGCATACAGATGGTTCAGAAATTGCAAGACACTGATGGCGGCATCGTGGATATGTTCGCCCATTACAGACACCCTGCTATGGACAGGACATTCTTTGTGCAAGGCATAAGCCGTAACCTTGAAACGGGCGAGGCAGAAATGACATTAAAGGAGATAGAGCGATGATAGACGTCAAAATAATCAGAAAGCCGAAAAACGAGGGAACGACCTCGGCTATCAAGACGGGCGGCACTGCCTACGGAGAAATGGCAGTGAAGGAGGCAGCGCACGCTGTCAAAGCCGACATTGCGGAAGAGGCAAAGGAGGCAGACCACGCCAAAGAAGCGGACCATGCCAGGAAAGCGGACGAAGCAACGATGGCAAGGAAGCTGACCGCGCAAAAATGGCAGATGACTCCGACCGGTGGGACAACCAGCAGTTTGATGACTATATGGATCAGCCTGTACGTACAGGTGACCATGTGCAGTTCGCCTCTATGGAAACGGACTGTATACGCAGTGCCGGAACATTCGTGGACGGACAGCTGGGCGAGGGTTTCAAGCTATGGAGGGACGAGAATGGGATTACCTATCTTTGCCTTGACAAACTGACGGTACGGAAGACAATGACGGTAATGGAGCTACTCATTGAGAAGATGCGCAGCGTGGGCGGTATGATTTGCGTGAGTGCAGCCAACGGCAAGATAAAGGCAGTCAGCGAGCGGGAGGATTCCTATTACATAGAGTTCGAACAGGACAATACCTTCGAGGTGCACGATCTGATGTGCTGCCAGACCTTTAGCGGCGGGCAGATGAAGCATTATTGGGTAGAGGTGGCCGAAGCGGACACCAAGGGCGTGAAAGTTTTCAAGGGGGAGTTTGCGGGCACACTTCCGGAAGTGAGCGACGAGGTCGTGCAGATGGGCAATACCGAAAACAGGAAACGGCAGAGCGTCATGCTCATATCAGCTATCGAGGACGGTCAGCCGAGAGTTGATGTAATGGATGGCGTGAAGGCTAAGAACTTCAAGGACTGCCTCCGCGGACGTCTTGGAAACCTTGACGGTATCAATGATGACCGGTTCCCAGCAGACCAGCAGCCTCACGGAAACGGCCTTTACAGCGACAACGCCTACCTGCGCGGTACATTCCTACTCGCTACGGGCGAGAACATCAAGACAAAATTCGAGATAATAGAGGGCAAGATAGCGAGCAGTGTGTCCGCGCTCCGTAAGGACTTTGCCAGTGATAAGGGATATTTGAGCAATCCCAGTTTTGATGAGGGCATGAGCAAGTGGTCCACAGCCATCGATCCGTTATTGTATTGGGGTGACAATATAAGGGGTAAGAAAAGCACCAAAGCGAACGTTACGAAGGACGACGGTCGTGTGGTAATGCATATAAAAGACAGTTATATCACGCAGAGGAGCAGCGACATGAAGAGCGCACCCCCGATGAGGACAAACGCCGATGGCAGGAAGGAAGCCATGTGTGTACGCCTTACTTTCTTATACCGCTGTGCGGAAGAAGGCACGCTGAAGGTATGGTTCGAAGACGTGGATATGACCGGCTTTGAAGTCTTCAATCCAGTGATGGTGGAGGAAGTGCTTACGCCGACGAAGAGCTACAAGCAGTTTTCCTACTACGGGCAGTGGAACGGCACGGGCAACTTCTATCTGAGCTTCACGGGGGAAATTTACCTCTATATGCTCATTTTGAGCACGGACAAGATAGAAAACCTGGTCTACAAGTACAGGACACTGTTCGATCAAAGCGAGAAACTCGTAAAAATAGCAGCACAGAACTTCGATAAGTACGGTCGTGTGCTTGCCGATAGTGGCATCATGGTAAAGGCTGATGGCAGCGGTATCTATGCGCAGGGTCCCGACGGGCAATCTGCCCTTATCGGTGTGGCTGTGGAGGAAGCCGATGCGGAAGGAAATACGCATACGGTCATCAAGCTGCTCGCCGACAACATCAAATTAGAGGGACTGGTAACAGCGAATGGCAATTTCAAGATACTTCCCGACGGAAGTATCGAGGCCAGAAACGGGAAATTCAAAGGCACTGTTAAATCGAATCTGTATTATGGTAAGACAAGAATTATCACAGATCCGCAGACCTATAGCATAAATCCAGAAACAGAGCCGTCTATCTGCTACTTCTTTAATCTCAACCAACCGACCTCCTTACCTCTCCCTAATAGTTTTCTCAAACTACCAAGTGCAGATTTGTATGACGGTATAGAAATAGAGGTATTCGTGAGAGTAAAGAGACCTGACGGAAGATATTTTTTCGACGGGAGTTCCGTATATATTTTATGTCAAAACACAGAGGAGCATCTATATGTCAAGCAGAACTTAGGTTTCCATTCTTTCAAGGACGAGAATCAGGCCATCTACTACGAGAAAACTGGAGTTGATTTTACTGATTTTATAGGAAATTCAGTGAGAATAATGGAAGGCTATCTGTCAAAGTTCAAGGCTATCGGCGGGGCATGGTATGCCATTGAGGGACTATTTACTGGAGAATAAAACTATATAAGTATGAAAGTGATTTACAACCAGCTGCTGCCTCCTAAGGGGTTCAAGGGCATCAATCTTTTTGGTATGGTACTGGTCAGGAAGGAATGCCGTATGACGGGCACCGACCTGAACCACGAGGCTATCCACACGGCACAGATGCGCGAGCTGCTGTATGTGCCGTTCTACCTGCTGTATGTGTTGGAATGGCTGTGGCTGCTGCCGAAATACAGGAAACGGCACGAGGCCTACTGGCATATAAGTTTTGAGTGTGAGGCCTACGCCCACGAGGCGGAGCCGGACTATCTGAAGACAAGAAAAAAGTTCAACCAATATAAATCATAACGATATGGCACTGACAGAACAAGAAAAACAGGATCTGAAGCTGGATATTATTTCTCAGATAAAGAGTGAGAGTCAAGGAGTAAATGAACTGCAGGAGGTATCAAGCCTCGATGGTGTAAAGACACTCCCTGCAATGCGTGGCGAAGAACTGGTAACGGCTCCGATCAGTCTGCTGGGCGAGCTGGCTACAGATGCAGCAGCGTAAGCTCTGGCAGCCAAGCAAGCGGCAAACACGGTAGCGGAAAAGGCGGCACAGGCAGCCGCCAATGCCGCGACAAAAGCACAGGAGGCAGCGCAGGCAACGGGCAGGGTTACAGGGGAACTCGAACAGGTCATGACTTCGGTACAGTGGGTCATCGAACAGTTTGAAGGCGTGGTTGTACAAGCTCTGAATGGTGCGACGTCGCGCTTTGACTGGATTCTTACCGATGCGACCATTGAGAAACTCAGTGTTCAGGAAGTAACGGGCGTGTACTATGTTACGGAAAAAATCTTCGCAGGTAAAAACTGAAATAAGTATTACAATAACAGGAAGAATGCAGACCTTTACCTCACCGAGAATAGAAAGGAGATACGCAAGAACAAGCTCTACCTGTTTGGTTCCGTAATCTATGCGTGGAACGGAGCAGACGATGAGTTGGCGGAAACCACTACGCGTATGCGGCTGGCGGTGTATCGAACTCAAGTGCGGGTTACGGTGCTTCGGCTTCGAGCACGAATGTCGGTTCGCGTCTGGCTTTCCGCGGTCGAATAGTGAAAGCGCAGAGCGTTGCTGTGTATAAGTCGATCAGCGAGAAAGCGTAAACGTAAGTCAGGAGCGAAGCGATAAAGTGAAAGAACGACGTTGGAGGACTATTCCAATGCCGTTCTAATATTGGTATACCGGCGAAGCCGGTCATTTTTTTAGAGAAAAATAAAGAGACACTTATGTACGTTTCGTTTTACGAAATAGAACGCTTCGTTCTGAATGGCACGAACATTTCGTTTTGCGGATTATAGTTATACAAATTCTCTGCTATTGAAATACTTGTTGACTATTGAAAATCCGACTTCAACAGTTTTTGTCAGATACCTGACATATGCAATTCCATCAACGCATCTATTTTGCGCTTAATAATCTTTGAGCGTTCTGCGATTTCAGCTTGTAGCTTTTCGCTGTCCATTTCCGAGAATGTTTTGCACACATGTGCAAATCTATCCTTTGTTGCATTGTTCTCTTCTGTTCTTTCCATAATTCTCCTTATTAAATTGTTATACAAAGTCGAGGATATTGAAGTCCTCTATACTGTCTGGCACCTTAAACTCTTTCTTTGGCTTGGAAATCTCTACAATCTTGTGAGTTTGCAAGTAGAAGGTGACGTAATCATGGATGTTCTTCTTGCACTCCTCGCTGTTCTCCATGAATTTCTCATAGAATTGGTTGCCATCCATCTCATGGAAAACCTTGCCTGCATGTCTTTTCTCCTTGTCCGTTGCTTTCGGTTCCTTGACGGTATTCACAGCTGCGTCAATGTCCTCAAAACTTGACCCTTTGGCTTGTGGCACATCGGCATCTTCCTCATTGTTAGAATATTTTACACCAATATCTTCTATGCGAACATTCGTAAACACGTCATCAAGCTGTTCGTCAGAAATCCGTGCCGTACTCTTTGGAGAATCGTCAAATGTCACGTCATTATCCGATACGGACATGGATTCGGTTTGTTTTTGTTCCGTTTCTTCTTTCTTCCGCAGTTGGGACACTTTGAAAAGACTTTTGCCTACAAGTGCCATCGGGTCGATAGGCGGTTTTTTCTTCTTTTTCTTGCCGTTCGCAACTTCAAGGAGCAACTTGTTGTAAAAATAGATAGTCCAAACATTGAATGCAGCCAAGACTATCAAGAATATAGTTTCCATTGTCATGCTTGTTCCTTTTTGTTACATATTCCAATCGTCAATCTCTTTTCTCAGCAAGCCGTTGATTTCTTCCTGGTTCTCTTCAAGATGTCTCTCAAGAATAAGGTCGATGTAACCACCGACTGTAAACTCATGCTTTGCGAGCACACTGACTATTCTTGAAATTCTCCTGTGTATCTCACGGCTAATATAAACGCATTGACGAGTCTTTATCTCGTTTCGCTTGAAGAATGCCGAATCGTAACTTTCCGAAGAAGCCTTGAGAGGCTTGCGTGAAATTGGCGACTTATCGGTCTGCGAGCATTGGGACTTCCAGCCAACCTCTTCTTTCTCTTCGGTATCTTTCACTTGGGATTGGGAAGCTCCGTCAAGAATGGATGCCGTTGTCGTGCCAATCTTGCTCTTGCCAATAGAGGCAATGAGCAGATTTTCATCTATTGCGTCAGTGTTGATTTTTCTGCTTACCATAGGCTCATGTCTTTATGATTTCACAAATCTCGTCGGACAACTCCTTGATGCCACTCCCTCGCAACAGGTTTGGGTCTGATGGAAAGATGGTGGAACGGAACACTGCCTTTCTGTTCTCCGACAGCTCTCTTCTGAAACGTTTGCTGTCTGGCAGTCGTGTGTTGAGAACCGAATAGTCGAGAGACTTGAACATACCTTCATATACATCATACAAACTCGTTCGTTCTCGTTTGTCAACCATTGTCCAAAAGAAAGCAAGTTTCTTGGTGACCGACCAGCCCTGTGTCAAAAAGTTGTCGTGGAACAACTGCATGAAGCTCATTGCGCTTTCTACAACAAAGCGGTCTGCGCTGACGGGTACAAAGATGTAATCCATCTGAGACAATGTCTTCATGACGCCCTCACTTTTGATAGTCCCAGGCATGTCAAAGAAGATGAAGTCAAGTTTAACCTCTGTTTCATTCAACACTGTCTCTGCGTCGTCAAGCGCATTGACAGCATTGCTTCTCGTTACGCTGAAGGACTTCTTGCCCAGCTTTTTGAAATGCTCACAGGCTTGCGCCTTGAAATAGTCACTGCTTTTGATGAGTTCCAGTTCCTCGTCTCGCAGGTCTGCAAGGTTGTATTGTGGCTCGTCACAGTCTATGACCGCCACATTGTAACCCTTGACATTGTGAAAGTAGTTGGCTACAAGAGCCGTGATGGTGGACTTTCCTATTCCGCCTTTCTGTGTTGCGAACGCAACAAATCTTGTCTTACTCATATCGTTAACTTTTTAAATTGTTGATTACTCGTTTCTATGATTTCCTGCCAATTCAAAGATATGAACACTTTGATGTCCATGTCTATCGGTCATTGCTCCATTATGGAGACCTTGAACTGTTGCAATGCTTCATCATTTCCATACGACAGTACGACAGTGAATCAGTAAGTCTGTACGTCAGTGGAGCATCATGGATGCAAAGAGACGCTGCAATAGTGACAGGCTTATTCATTGCTGCAAATGCTTGTTTCATCATATTTTCAAATCATTGGTTCAATGTTTCAGCTGCAAAATAACAACGAAATTTCCAAAAAACAATGGTTTTCAAATCCTGTGGCAGCATGTTGCCGATAGTTGCAGTGGTTGTCTGGGGTAACATTGTACAGGGGCGCATTTTTAGCCGTAATTTTGCACCCGAAAGGCAAAGCAATGGATAGCGCATCCATATCGTTCCGACAAGAACAAGGCTTGATGCTCCGCAAAGGACAAGATTTCCCGAACAGCTTCCATTCGGGATGGGACAGCTTCTTACGAAGGCTAACTTCAATCCACCCTAAGCGGATTTTTATGTCCTCAAAGACATAGCAAGGTATGTTTTGAGTTACTCAAAACCTTTGGAGTTACTCTCCAAAGACCTTGCCCTGCCGGGTTGGTAGCCTCTCCGAAGTCGGGCTCCCCATGTTCCAATCTGCCGATATGTTGTATGGTTCCATCATAGCTATATGCACCACTTGTTCCATTTTGGTATGAATCGAGTAGGAGGTAAACACTAAT